CCTATATATATTCTTATTATTATTATCATTATTATTCTTATTATCATTATCATTATCGGGTTTTGTGGGTTTTTCTAAAACCGAGTGGGTTTCTTGGGTTTGTTTCGGTTTCTTTGGTCTACCGCCTTTAGAACCATTTAATTTATTTCTTTCGCAAGTTTTTTCATAATTTATTAAATCGCGCTGAAATTGATTCTTAAACGGAAGAAAAGCCATTTTCATAGCAAAGTCTAACTGCGGTTCTTTTCCTTCGTTATAATCTCTTAAAGCTTTAAATAAAATTCCTGCCTGCTCATTAGTTAATTCGTCAAGAACTGACAAACTATCTAAATGTAAAATGAATCCTGTTTTCATCGGTCGTGGTTTTATAGTAAAGGAAGCCGCCAAATACACACACGACCAATGGAATAAATGGCGGTTTATACTTCCTTAAATGATTAATTTTTTTTTGCATTTTGGTCGTGCTGCTACAAATATAACTAAATATATTTACCCATTATTATACGTTCCTGAATTATTTTTAACATCGTTGTGTTAGTACAGCGTAGTATATCATCCTTTAAGCTTCTTGGCGGTATTACTTGGGCTTCTAATTCCCTTCTGTAGTCTTCCGTGTTTTTGTTGTAGCTGTAATCTTTTACGGCTGTATAAAATTCATGTTTATGTATTCCGTTTAGAATCGTAGCGTGATTCTTTTCAAACATTTTACCAATTCTTTCTAAAGTAAATCCTTCTTGACGAAGTATAAAATACAAATAGCTTCTTTTGTCTATTATGTGCCTGTGTCGGCTTTTAGTTACTAATCCGTCTTTTTCTATTAGTTCTTTTATTTTATCAATTTTTTTCATCTTCTATTAATTCTATTTTAGTTATTAATTTTTCCCATTTATCGAATTTTGTTCGCGCGTGTTCTTTGTCGTATGCTTCAACTACCTGCCAACAAATATGTGAAGGCGCTTTTTCCGTAGTGCCTAGATAGCACCTGAAGTAAATCCTGTAAGCTTTCATTTTTTTATCTTTATTTTAATGTTTAAATCCTTTTCGAAGTTGTTCCAACATTGTAAAACAATTCTATTAGTAAAACACGGAAAACGCCTTTTAAATTCTTCTATCCACCAAGTTTTAAAAGCTGTATATTCTAAATAGTCCATGCCTTCTTCTTCAGATAGCATATAATTTAAAGCTACTGCAAAGCTTATAAATTCATCTTTAAGTGCGTTTCTTTTTATTCGTGTTCGTCTTTTCATAGTGTTCTTCTTTAGCCTTACAAAAAGCAAGGTATAATTCAAAATTAAAGTGTCCGTTATTACGCCACCATTCAATCTGTTTAAGTAGTTTATTCATTTATTAAGTATCTATAGTAATAATAATCCGAGTTCAATTTTTCTTCTATTAATTCGTAGTGATTTTCGTAAATATAATCCGTAAATTTTTCACTTAATTGTTCTAAAAATTCATCTTCTATTCCGTAGCCATATTCTTCTTCTGTTCCGTCAGGATATTGTTCTAAACAGATTCCGCAATCTACATTCAAAAAGCAACCTATGCCGTTTTCGTATTCCTGTCCGTAGTGCCAATGCCATGTACAATACAAAGTATAAAGGCAGCCTTCTTCTTGTGAACAAACTTGTACGTTATCATTTCCGCACAAATCAAAGTATATATTTTCTAATTTCATTTTTCTTTAATTTTATTTATTAGGTGGATTTTAATTTCTTCTAAATTTTTGGTGTCAATCCATTCTAAAAAGTGGTATGCATCAAGCATTATAGTATATCTTTCTTCCATAATTTTATCTTCCATTTCAATGTATATGCAGCTCATTTCTTTGTCTAACATATAACAATCTATTTCAGGGAATTCTATTCTTTTTTCTTTCATGATGTTATAAATTTATGGTAAAACATATATTGTACTACCTGTCAAAACTTGTTTAGCGTGTTTTTTAGCGTCTTTATACATTCCACTAAATACAGTTGTATTACCATAATTGTCTTGAAATATCCAACCCCCATAACCTTTTGGCATTTTTGAATGAGAACCGTAAAATTTGTTTGTGTTAATTGTTTTCATAGTGTTTTATTTAATAATTATATACAAATATAATAATCTTTTTTAAATGTGCAAAACTTTTTAACATTTTTTTTTGCAATTTCATTTTTATTCGATTTAAGGCGTTAATGATTGAACCAATATATAATGAATCCACCTACAAGCAGAAACGCTGTTAGAGGGGCTAAAAAGTGCCTTAAAACGTCTTTATGTTCTTCCGTTACAGGCGTAAAATAGTTAATTAGTTTTTTCATAGTGATTTTTTTTAGTATTCGTAAATAGATTCGTCTTCATATTCCTTGTATAATTCTTCAAGGAAATTTTCTTCAATGTTTCCAATTTTGGATTTAGTGACCGTTGTTTTAAATTGTGATTGCCGAATTAACATTTTTAAAGTATTTCTTAAATGGCTTACAGTCATTAAGTCAACATCAATTTTTTCTCCGTTTTTCATTGTCCAATAGTATTGCATAGTGTTTATTTTAAGGATTCGTAGTCAATAGGTTCTTTAATTTCGTTCAGTAATAAATAAAGCGTTGCCCATCGTTCGCGGAAAAGAACGGCAATACTTGAATCTTCGCCTAATTTTTCTTCGTAATACTTTAAATCTTTGTAAGCCTTTTCGTGTTTGGCTTTGATTGTTTCAACAATTTCTTCTCGTGTTTTCATAGTGTTTAAATTTTAAAAATTCCAATTTAATCTAAAACTTAATTCTGCTTTTAAATCAATAAGTTCTTTTATTTCTTCATTCGACTTGATTCCTTTTTTTGTTTCAATTTCTTTAATTCTTTTCTGTATTTCTTTAATTGTTTTCATAGTGTTTTTCTTAATTGTTATACACAAATATAATAACTATTTTTAATTGTGCAATACTTTTTAACAAAATATTTAAAAAAAAAGTAAAAAAAGTTTCAGGAATATAAAAAAGGCGCTCCGAAGAACGCCCTTTACACTATGAACAAGCACAATAGAGATTAATTATGGAATTAGTGCTTATTGCGAATTTACAAAGGAAATTTGAAACTATCTACTTGTTTGTTGTAATAATCTTCAGTTTCTGTCTTAATTCTTTTGTAACTAATCTCTAAAATACGTCCGCCTGTAGGTTTTACCGGTGCCGACCTTTCCACGTGCCAACCTTTAGAACCTGTGCCGTACTCCTCTTTATAAGTTCCTGTAATCATTAAGTGAAGCTGTTTTTGAACGTGTCTATAATTATTGCTTCCTAATGTTACAACATCTCTAACGTCATTTCTAGCAGCGTTTTCGTGAATATGTCCCATTGTAAACACGTCAAAGTCTTCGTACATTTCCAAAGCCCTAGTTAAATTAAGCGCGCCCTTTGTCACTACACCACCGCCACCTGAACCGTGAAAATACTTTATCTTACAAACCCTTCTATCAGGTCTGTTATTTGGCTTTTGGCGTAACAAACTATTTATTATTAGCCATCCGCCGTAACCGCCTGTTTTAACGTTTGTATTATTCTTTAAATTTAGAAGCTTTACAAAGCGTTTTAAGATGTCCGTTTCTTGAAACTTAATAATACTTGTTTCGTGGTTTCCGTAGCCTATTACAGTAAGTAAGTGCGCGTATGGACTCCACCATTCAACGGCAGTTTCTACTACAGAATCTAAATAGTTTGCGTTATTTAATTCAGGTCTTATTTCGCTTTTATTACGTCTAGGATCGCCCCTTCCTGCCATCAGGCAGAAGAAGTCCCCATTGACCATTATAGGAATACTTTCTTTTAGGCAGTAGTCTAAATCTTTTTTAAGTAGTTTCCTGTCGCATTTTGGATTATCCCAATGAATGTCCGAAAGCATAGCGATCCGTGTTTTCGTACCGTCTAGTTTTATTTCGTGAATGTTTTCAGCGTGTCTTATTATTTCCATTTGTTCATGCGTATTGCATACCCTATAATTAATGCAATTACGATTCCAATGCCAAGCCCTAAAAAGAATTTAGTAAATACGTTGTTTTCTGCTTTTGTTTGTTTAGTTTCTTCTTTTTCTACTTGTACTTTTGCTCGTTCTCTTATTCTTATAGTGTCGCGTATTAACTTGTTTTCTATTCTTATTTCACGTATAGTTTTAGGAACGTAAACATCTTTGTAATAAATAACAGTATCTTTTGAAGTAAAGAATTTTTGGTAAACTATTGTATCGTGTTTTATTACGGGAATGCTGTCAATAGTTGTTATTCGGATTGTGTCGGATTTGTTAGTTATTTCAAGCCCTTTTTTTATTGCTTTATTGTAGTGCCATTTAGCGGAACAAGAACAAATAAAACAAATTAAAATTAAATTAAATATCCGCATATTCTTTTTTAGCATCAAATGAAGGGCAGGCTTTACTTGAAAAATCCCTATGCCCGTAAATAACTGCTTCAGGGTGCAGTTTTTTTAGTGTTTTAAGTAAAAGTAACAGGCTTTCTTTTTGCGCTTCTGTACGCGTGTCTTTTGCGTATTTCATTTCGCTATCCATTCCGCCTACATAAGTAATTCCTATAGAAGTTGAATTTTTGCCTTGTGTATGCGCTCCTATTTTGTTTAAGTCACGTCCATATTCAATGGTCCCATCTAATAAAACTACAAAATGGTAGCCTATACCGCTCCAACCCCTGCGCCTGTGCCATTTGTCGATGTCTTCAGCATCAAAGTATTTGTTTTCAGGCGTTGCTGTGCAGTGTACTATTAATTCACTTATCTTTCTCATTTATTCCTTTGTATTCGCTTGTTATTTCTTTTGCCCTTCTAAACAACAATTTTAAAGATGCGTATAAATCTTTGCCGTATATTGCTTTGTAGTTTTCATTTATAGAAACAATTTCTATAGAAACAAGAACTAAAGCCAAAACTTTAGTAACTAAAAATTCAATACTAAAGAACTGCGCTATAATGTCACTAACTAAAAACTTATCTATTAAAAAGAATAGAAGTACGGTAGTTTCATAAAGCATTATTTTACTAATAATTTGTGATAAACCCCTGCTTGTAACTTTTTGTTTTAGCTTAATGCTTTTATAGATTCCTGTAATAGTGTCTAGTAGTATAGCAAAAGCAATTAAAATAAGAATTCCGCTTATAGGTAAAAAGAACGAAAACACGATTGAAGCCATTTTTAAAGAGTTTAGTTTGAGTTTTGTAAGTAATATAAATAACTGCGTTTTCATTCCTGAAGTTGTGTTATAAGATTAAAAGTTAAATAAATTAATATAAAAATACCGCCTATTCTTACGTATATTTCTGTACCTGCTATAAACATTGAAATTCCTAAAGCGTAGCCTATTAAGAAATAAAGAATTGCTAATGTTTTTATGTGCATATTATATTAACTTATTATTCGTCTTTTTGTAGCCTATT